GAGCACCGGAACAGCGAGTTTCCAGCAGGTACTTGTACTGGTTGTAGTCGATGTCGAAGAAATCAAAGAAATTGATTTGTCCGCCCTTGTCCGTTCCGATCGTGTAATCGGTGAGATTGACAAGGATGCCGACCAAATTAGCTGTGGCCTCGAGCGCCTCGCACGGAATAATGGCAGAAACGCCCATCTCCGCAGCGATATCCGAGACCGAGCCATAAATACGACGACCCAGAGTATCCCTCTTCAACATAATATCGTTGATGATGTGGATAGTCGTGTAGAGTGTCGGAGTTCCGCTACCCTTGTAGTACGGCATCGCCATTGTGACCTGGTCGATGAGGTCGTTGGTCGTCCAGTTCGCAACGGTGTTGTCGATCACGACAGGATGAGAATAGGTTGCACTGTCGCTCAGAATCGAGCGGATACCATCGCCCGAGTTAGCACCTGCAGGATCGAGAATCTTGTCAGGATCGGTGACAAGACGACCATCACCAACGAGAATAGCCCGAGCAATCTCCTCGTCCAGCATGAGCCGCATTTCACTCTGTAGCCAGACCACGACATCGAAATCCGTGATGTCGAGGATGTCATCACGATCCAGCTTCTGCTTCTTGTAGACCGTGGTCGGAGACGTGGTCCTCTTCGAAGCGGCGATGACCTCTTCCACCTTTAGCGTACCCGTGACGTAACCCTTCGCACGAGCAGCATCCGGTGTCAGATCTGCTGACAGCGACTTGATGCGAGTGAACGGCGATTTCCGAGTGCCACTGAGGACGCTCTGCACCCATTCGGTTCGCCTCTTGTCGAATTCCGGAGGAGTTGTAACCGCCTGGAACTCCGGAAAGAGGAGATCGATGTTGGTAATGCTGTGCTTGAGCGCGTAATCTTCGACAGCGTGCTTCAGCGAGCCGAGCCGCTTGGCATTCGCGAAGATCTCCTTCATGTCATCGTGCGTAAGGGCAGGCCGTTCTTCCTCCCTCTTGTCACCGCCTTGTTCGAAGACGTTGCGGCTCATGCGTCGTCCATCCTTTTCATTATTGTTGTCGTGAACCAGTTCTTTGCCCGACTCTTTGTCGGAAGACTGTGAGACAGAACCTTCGCTGTCACCACTTTCACCTTCGAGGGCAGCGCCGACCATGTAATGAACAACAGCCTTCTGCTCATCGTTCATCGAGTCATAGACTTCCTGAACGGTCTTGCTTTCTTCAACAGCATCTTCAACGTCTCCCGCATCTGCGGGATCTGCGGGATTGTCATTCTCCGGTGCAGCACCATCGGCGTGATTGAGCTCCAGACCGGTGTAAATGATGGCCTCGTCCTCCAACGTGACCAGGTCGCCGTCAGCGTGAGCCAACGTGATGTTGTCGATGAGTGCTCCAGGATTTGCCCCAGATAGAACCAGACTTGCCTCACGAATAAACCCGTGAAGAACCTGCTTGGCCTTTTCCGTCAGTTGGTTGGCATAGATGGATAGCGACTTAATGTCTTCATGCTGAACGAGCGTCCTTGCGTGCTTGGCTCCGTCAGTGTCATTGAAGAAGCCGTAAGCGTAAACACCGTCGTCGCGATGCGCCAACAACATGTGACCCAGAACATTGCTGGGCTCGTTGTGACCGTGTTGCCATACCATAGGCACAGTCTCTTTGTCTTGATGCTGGAAGGCCGGAGACTTGATCGTTCGACCATCCGAGCACTTGAGACCATACTTCGTGACATAGCCACTGAAGTCAGGCTTGGCCTCGTCTGCCATTTTGAATGTTCTCCTTAAGTTTGAGTCCTCGGCCAATTAGCCGCTCGGATTGCTGCCATTCCCATTGCCATTAGACGCGCCAGCTGTTGCCACTGCTCCATTGCCATTTGACCCACCTGGATTTTGAGCAGAAGGATTAGAACCTGGTGTGCCAGTCTCAGAGAAACCAGAAATCGTCTGTCCGCGAATGTTACTGTTGATAAGCTTATCTGCTTTCGGATCCGTAGCTGGCCGGTACCCAATAATCTGTCGGATCTCGTTAGATGTCAGAATCTCGTTACGACTGAACACATCCGCAATCTTGGCAATGTTCTCAATCGGAATCAACCTGAACGGATCACGGAAGAATGAAATTGTCTGCTTCTGCGTCCGAGCGGTTTTGGTTAGAAAGACACGTGCCATACCTTCGGTAATAGCCTTGAGAGTTGGCTCAATTGTCCGGTTCCAATAATTGAGCATTGTCTGTTCATTGGCCGTACCATTCATAATCTCGTCGGTCAAACCCAATTGGCTGTAGAACATCGAAGTCAAGAAGGTGATCTGATCCATAAGATTGTTCTCAGCCGGACGGTTCAGCTGAGTGATTCTTTCAGTTCCGTCCGTATAGGCAATACCGTACTGACTACCTTTGAGCTGAAACTCGATGTCCTTTCGTCGTTGCTCAGCCTGTTGACGACGAGCTTCGGATTTGATCACGTAAGGAAGCTGAATGATAAGATCAAGTTTCCCAGAAGCAGATTGTTCATCAATGGCGTCCAACATGTTCAACTTGTAGATCAAACGCTGAAGCGTAGAATTTGGTTCGTTCATTACCGAGTACAACGGGTTCTCAATGATGGCAACCGTAGACTTGTGAAGCGTAATTTGTTGACGGATTCCCAGTTTCTCGTTATACAACCAAACTTGAACATGATGTGGATACCATTGAATGACATCGCCGACTCTCATGGTCAAAATATCGTATCCGCCAACAGTGTTTCCAGGATCCACCGATGTATCAATCGGAACAATTACAGCAACACCTTTGTCAAACAAAGTAAGTGCCAGATCAATACGAAAAGCTTGTGCTGCTTGATCAATGTTGGCTTCGACCGTCAAACAATTATTTAGACCGCTATCCATGTCCTCCAAATATCGATCTTGATTATCATTACGAATATGACGCATGTCGATTCCAGCACAATCGATAGCAAGACGCGTAAAAATCGACGAAATGATCGAGCGCTCATTGGGAATTCGAAGTCTTATACGATCCGGTCGATATGAGAAACCCGAGCCAATGTCACTGCTATAAACTTTTTGATCATCTTCCAGATTCGTAAAGACATTCCAGGCGTGTTTTAGATATGCACCAAAACCCAACGAATTTCACCTCCTTTCCCAAAGATCACTCGAAGGCCTCCTTGTTCGCCTTGTATGCGATGTATGCATCCATCAAAGCAGCAACATTATCGATCTTCTCGTCTTGTCTCTTCTTAAGAAGCTTACGGTTTCCGTTAGTATCCTCTAACGTAATTGCATTACCCATAGCAAAAGACATCAACCCCTGATCAAAGATGAGAAGCCGATCTTCACTTAATTTCTTGATCTCTCCCAAAGGAACTGATTCAGTTTTAGCCCCTTGAATTACTTTCTCAATTCCAAATGATCCATTCTCTGCTTCCCAGCGAGCAACAAATTCTTTCGCGTTGTATGGATCAAAACCAAGACAACGAACGTCATACTCAGATGCTATAACGAACGCATCAAGATCTTCGTAAACTTCCATCATGTCCAGAACAGTTCCCGGCATGACATGAAGCGCACCCTCTACAATGAACTCTTCGTACTTCGTGCGCATGGCTCCCGGCAACATCATGAGTGTACGTTCAGTGATGTAACTACGCGTCTTGATTCCGAATCTTTCTCTTCCAAGCGGAAAAAGAAAAGTGAACGCACAGAAGTCATCACCTTGCGATAGGTCGGCTCCAAGAGCACAGGGAAGTTGCCAGAACTCGCGAGTACGATGCGGAATAGTCTCTTCATAGGTAAAGAAGTAGGTATAACCCTCCATAGGAATACCAAATCGCTTCGCGAGAATGTCGTTTCGACTTGCTGGAGCCTTTTCGGCCCGTTCCACATCAAGGTGATACGTTTCATAGCTTACCGTCGCACCGAGATTCGGATTAGCTTTCACCCATGTACCTGGATCGGCAACTTCTTCAAGTTCGTCAAGTTTGTAGTGCCAGATCGAAACATGCGGAGCTAGGTATTCTCCCTTGAGGATGTCAGCTAGCTCCATTTTGATTGTGTCGCCCGAACCAGCTCGAACGGTCCCTTCCGAGCTAATAGCTACAATCAGATAGTCTTCTAATTTCGAAGCCCCTTGTTCAACTGCCCCAACAACGTCTTCTCGGAGATCACCTGACAACCATTCGTCGATTGTCGAGATCTTAGGCCGAAGCCCCTGCAGCTTATTGATAGCCATAGGTCTGACTTCGAGCAACGAACCGGTTAGAAAGTTCTCGATGCCTTTCTTAGTCGATGCGAGCTTGACTCGATTAACTCGAGATCCAGTCGTATTCTGAAGTGAGCCTTCAGTAAGAAACTTGAACAAGGGCCCGCGTGCGCGCGTGATAGCGGTACGAATAGGTGACATGACTTCGTCAGCCTGTTTCATAGTTGGAGCTGTAGTAATCTGATGAGTAGTTGATGTATCAACGTTCAGAAAGTAATTCTGAATCATCGATGCATACATAGACTTGGCAGCACCACGAGCAACAATCAAATACTGTTTCAGGATCAATCGCTTCTTGACAGTTCTGTGTTCATAATGTCCTCCATGATTATCTTTGGTAGGAACGTATACACTTCGCTCAACGAAGTAGTACCAACCAAAAACCTGCTCTGACCAGAGCTTGAACGTGTCC